AGAACGTTCTATCTGTAGAACGTTCTATGGACTTACATGTCAAAAAGAATCGACAAAGATTTGCTCAAAGGAGTGACTGATCTTCCGATAGAAGAGCAGAAAGAGATCCTAGAGCTTCTTGAAGCCTTAGAAGAAACAGAGAAGAAAGAACGTGCCCGTGAAGAGTTCATGGGATTTGTGAATTATGTGTGGCCTGCCTTTATCGAAGGACGGCACCACAAGATAATGGCTGATGCTTTCGAGCGTGTAGCTAGAGGGGAATTAAAGCGGCTGATCATCAACATGCCGCCCAGACACACGAAGTCCGAGTTTGCTTCGTATCTCCTGCCAGCATGGTTCCTTGGCAAGTACCCCGAAAAGAAGATTATCCAAACGGCGCATACCGCCGAGTTGTCTGTAGGTTTTGGTCGTAAGGTTCGTAACCTTGTCGATGCAGAGGACTACAAGACCGTGTTCCCCGACTTAGGCTTGCGATCTGACTCAAAGGCTGCTGGTCGGTGGAGTACCAGTAAGAACGGCGAATACTTCGCTATCGGTGTTGGTGGTGCGGTCACTGGTAAAGGTGCCGACCTGCTGATCATTGATGACCCGCATTCTGAGCAAGAAGGTCAGAGTGCAGATCCCGGCGTGTTTGACCGTGTATACGAGTGGTATACCTCCGGGCCTCGACAGCGTTTGCAGCCGGGAGGAGCCATCATTGTGGTTATGACCCGATGGCACAAACGAGATTTGACGGGACAGATCATCAAATCATCCGTTCAACGGGCAGGCACCGATGAATGGGAGGTGATTGAGTTCCCAGCGATCATGCCATCTGGCAAGGCGCTATGGCCTGAGTTCTGGTCTTTGGAGGAACTAACCTCCCTACAGAACGAACTACCGGCACCTAAATGGAATGCCCAGTACCAGCAGAACCCCACCTCAGAGGAAGGGGCGCTGGTCAAAAGGGATTGGTGGCAAAGATGGGACAGTGATCGTCCTCCGCCGTGTGAATTTATAATTCAGTCGTGGGATACGGCGTTCTTGAAGACGCAGCGTTCCGACTTCTCCGCTTGCACTACGTGGGGCGTTTTCTACAAGCCCGACGATGATGGCGTCACCCAGCCGAATATCATACTGCTGGATGCCCACAAAGAGCGTCTTGAGTTCCCAGAACTGAAGAAAGCGGCAATGGAGTTCTATAACGACTGGCAACCTGATGCCACTATCGTGGAGGCTAAAGCGGCGGGAACACCGCTGATCTTTGAGCTACGAGCGATGGGTATCCCAGTCGCGGAGTACACCCCGTCCAGAGGTAACGACAAGATCAGTCGTGTGAATGCGGTCTCAGACCTGTTTGCATCTGGCATTGTATGGGCACCGGGAACGAGGTTTGCCGAGGAAGTGATCGAAGAGTTCGCTGCTTTCCCGGCTGGTGACCACGATGACCTTGTGGACTCATCGACACAGGCACTGCTTAGGTTCCGCCAAGGTGGGTTCCTGAGGCTAAACTCCGATGAAGAAGACGAGCCTCACTACCCCAGAAGGGCTTCGTACTATTGATTGAAGTCAAAGGGTACGTCATAGATACGGTGTTGAAGCCGTTCTTCCGAAGGTTCTCCACCTTTGGTGACAAGGTATTCTTTGAGAACAAAGACTTTCCTTTCACTGATGTTCTTGAAGAGAACTACGATGTGATTAAGGCTGAGTTCGAGCAGATGCAGACCCGACTGCATGAGTTCGCACCGTTTCAAGAGATCAGCCCAGACCAGACGTTCATCTCAAACGATGACAAGTGGAAGATGTTTTTCCTCAAGGCAGGGAACGTGCGGTTCGAGAGGAACTGCCAAGAGTTCCCAGAGACCATGAAAATCCTAGATTCAGATAAGAATTTGGTATCTGCCTACTTTTCTGTAATCGGGCCAAACAAAATGCTGATGCCACACAACGGGCCGTGGTGCGGCGTTCTAAGAATTCACATGGGGATACAGGTTCCAACCGACGGGAAGGGATGTGTCCTTGTGGTCGATAAGCAAGAGTATCGGTGGGAAGAAGGCAAGGCCGTAGTGTTTGATGACACATACGAGCATTTTGCCGTGAACATGACCAACGGATATCGTATAGTGTTGTTTCTGGATTACCTGAGACCACTACCTATGCCGTTGAGACTTGTTAATCGATTTGTTTTGTACATCGCTAGATTCCTGCCTTACTTCAAGGAGCCTATCCGTAGGCACAAGAAGTGGGAGGAACGCTTTTATGGGGAGTCTGCGTAATGGCATATCTCCAAAGCAACATCCCGTATTTCAAATGCTGGGTACGACGCGAGTACACATACAACCACCAGCAGTATCACGGCGAGTTTATTCATGCGATGGCGATAGCTGTAACGACTATGCCATGCAGGAGCTTGAGCTTTCAGGTGATCTTTACCGGCGCAGAGACATACGACACCGACGAGCCTAACGTTCACGGTGGCGCGATGTGGGCACGTATGCCTTTGACTGCGTTAGTAGGAGACACCCCCCTAGAGGAGTGGCCTGAACCCATGCCGACATGGGCTGCCCAGCCGTGGGATTGCAGTTCTAGGAATCATTCTGTGTATGTCTTGGATCGTTGTACGCCATGTCCGTGGCTTGCTAAGATCGACGGCGAGATGTACCCAGCAAAGTACTTGTTTACCGTGGACTACACGGATAACGAGATAGCGGATGACCCAGCGCAGCATAAGCAAAGCCATGTAATGGAGCTTTTGGATGCTGGGAAGTGGACTGGAAATATCGTTGCTTTACCAAACAATCGGGTTAGAGTGACTCATCCAGCATGGTTTGAGACTGGGGAGGGTGCTCCAGACTTTAGGCCATCGCAGCATATCCACTACAGTAAGTCGGACTTGGATTACACGTTAGATGTAAATCAAGTATTTGATAATCTTTATTCAGAGGATGACCATGAAGAAGACTAAAGGCTACGCAGGCGGCGGGAAGATGAAAGCTAAAGGTATGGCTGGTGGCGGAAAGATGAAAGCCAAAGGCATGTCTCGCGGCGGTAAAGTAAAAGCCAAAGGAATGGCCCACGGCGGCAAGATGAAGACCAAAGGCATGGCTGGCGGCGGCAAGCTGCCTATGGTCGAGAAGGGTGGACAGATGGTTCCCTTCTACGCTGCTGACGGTAAAGGCAAGATGGCTGGCGGCGGTAAGGTGCGAATGAGCACCAAGCTCATGGCTAATGGCGGCCCTACCATGCTGAACAAGAAAGAAGGCGGGAACGTCTCTATGCGTGGAAACGGCAAGGCTCGTACACGAGACTTCGGTAAGAACGGCTAAATGGCAATCGACCGCCCTCTGGCGACTCCAGAGCAAAGCATGTTCTCTCAGGGTCAGGACGGTGAGCCTGACCTAGAGATTGAGATCGTCAACCCAGAAGCTGTTTCTATTGAGACAGAAGACGGGGGCATGATCTTCGACTTTGATCCACAGGATTCCCTGACGGGCATGATCCCTCATGACGCTAACCTTGCCGAGTATATTGACGATGGTGAGCTACAAGGGATTGCTACTGACCTAGTAGGACAGTACAAGTCTGACAAAGAAAGCCGTTCAGACTGGGAGCGCACATACATTGAAGGCTTGGATCTGTTAGGACTCAAGCATGAAGACCGCACCACTCCTTGGGATGGCGCTTGCGGCGTGTTCCATCCGCTTTTGACGGAAGCAGTTATCCGCTTTCAGTCACAGTCTATCCAAGAGTTGTTCCCCGCTGCTGGCCCAGCCAAGACTTCTGTTGTTGGTGTGGTCACTGATGAGAAGCAGGATCAGGCGCAAAGGGTTCAGGACTACCTGAATTACTTGCTGACCGAAAGAATGACAGAGTATCGCACTGAGACAGAGAGGCTTTTGTTCTCTTTGCCGCTTGCAGGCTCTGCGTTCCGCAAGATTTATTACGATCCAAACATGAGCAGACCTTGCAGCATGTTTGTACCAGCAGAAGACTTCGTTGTTAGTTACGGAGCTTCAGACTTGCAGACCTGCGAGAGGGCTACACACGTTATGCGCCGTAGCGCAAACGAGGTACGCAAGCTTCAGGTCGCCGGATTCTACTCGGATGTAGACTTACCGGCACCATCTCCAGACTACGATGACATCGAAAAGAAGTACAACGAGCTTACTGGCGACTCTGCCAACTATGATCTCGACTATCGCCATGTCTTGTTGGAGATGAATGTCCATTTAGACCTTCCCGGCTTTGAAGATACCGTGAAGGGGCAGCAGACTGGCATCATGTTGCCGTATGTGGTGACTATTGATCTGTCTTCTCGCACGATTTTGTCTATCCGACGCAACTGGTACGAGTCAGATGAGCAGAAAATGGCTCGTCAGCACTTCGTTCACTACCAGTACATGCCCGGATTAGGCTTCTACGGCTTCGGTTTGCTTCACATGATTGGCGGATTGGCTAAATCTGCCACCTCTTTGCTGCGACAACTGGTCGATGCAGGCACTTTGGCTAACCTTCCGGGTGGTTTGAAGGCCCGTGGGCTGCGAATCAAGGGTGATGACACCCCAATTATGCCCGGAGAGTTCCGCGATGTGGACGTTCCCGGCGGAAGCATAGGCGAAAACATCAGTTTCTTGCCCTACAAAGTGCCAAGCACGGTTTTGCACCCGCTTATGGGCGACAATGTGGAAGAAGGACGCCGTTTTGCGTCCGCTGCTGACGTAAAAGCGTCCGATATGAACGCTGAAGCGCCGGTTGGCACCACATTAGCCATACTTGAGCGGTCAATGAAGGTCATGAGCGCCGTTCAAGCGCGGTTACACGCCTCTATGAGGTCGGAACTGCGGCTTTTATCAAATGTTGTGCGTGATTTTGGGCCTGAAACGTACCCATACGACGAAAACAAGGAGCCATTGGTGGCTTCTGACTTCGATGAAAGGGTAGACATCATTCCAGTCAGCGATCCTAACGCAGGAACGATGGCTCAACGCATTATGCAGTACCAAGCAGCGTTGCAACTGGCACAACAAGCGCCTCAGATGTACGACATGCCGCAATTGCACCGGCAAATGCTGGAAATCCTGAACATTCGGGACGCAGAGAAGCTTGTTCCTGTCGATGATGACATGACACCAGTCGATCCGATCACTGAGAACATGAATATCATCAACGGCAAGCCGGTTAAGGCGTTTGTTTACCAAGATCACGAGTCTCACATCATGGCTCACAAGGCTATGCTGGAAGATCCGAAGGTCATGGAGCTTATGTCGCAAAGCCCCAACGCGGAATCGGCTGCGGCAGAGATGGCTGCCCATATACAAGAACACTTGGCGTTCATGTACAGAATACAGATCGAAAAAGAGCTTGGTTTCGAGTTACCGGGGCCAGAAGAGCCGCTGCCTGAGGATATTGAGTTCCGTATATCTAGGCTTGCAGGACTTGCAGCCGATCAACTCAAAGGCAAGAATCAGCAAGAAGCCCAAGCTGCGGAACAGCAGCAACAGGCAGAAGATCCTATTCTTCAGATGCAGCAAAAAGAGTTGCAGATCAAGGAGATGGAAGCCCAGCGTAGAATGCAGGCTGATATGGGTAGGCTTGAGCTTGATCAGCAGAAGGCCGCTGTTAAGGCAGAGCTTGATCGTATGCGGCTAGAGCAACAGAAAGATATCGAAGACAAGCGAATAGCCGTCAAATTGGCTCAAGATGAAAGCCAGCAGCAGATCGAAGGATTTAAGATTGGCATTGATTTAGTGCAGGATGCGCTTGATGACAAGTAGTTCTCAGAACGTATTTCAGTACATGAAGGGCAATCTGCGCGAGAAAATGAACGAATATGCAGACTTCATTAGCGGTGGCGCGTGTAAAGACTACAGTGAGTACACTAAGTTATGTGGAATCATTGAAGGTTTAGCTATCGCTGAGAGAGAGATTCTAGACTTGGCTGAAAAGTACGAGTCTGAGTAACGTTACGTTAGGTGACGCAAGCGACTCTGGACGCTAATTTCCAGTGCGAAAGGAAAACTAATGTCTGAAGCATTAGAAGATATCGGGACAGATGAATCCCGCAAGGCTAATCAGTTGCCTGAGCCGCAAGGCTACAAACTGTTAATTGCTCTACCCAATCCCGACGAAAAAACTGAGGGCGGCATCCTGAAGGCTGCAACCACTCTGCACGATGAAGAGGTAGGGTCTATTGTTGGCATGGTTCTCAAGATGGGAGCAGATGCTTACAATGACCCTAGTCGGTTCCCCAATGGCCCTTACTGTCAAGAGGGCGACTGGATAATCATGCGCTCTTACTCTGGAACCAGATTCAAGGTTCACGGGAAAGAGTTCCGATTGATCAACGATGACTCTGTAGAGGCTGTCGTAGAAGATCCAAGGGGGATTATTAAGGTATGAGCGAAGCAGAAATGGACGTACAACCAGAACAGCCCATGAGTTCTGAAGATAAGTTCTTCGGCGTAAAGACGCAGATTGGTAAAAAATCAAGTGAGTCTATCGAAGAGCAGAGTGAGTTTGAGCTAGAGGTCATCGATGAACGACCTGAAGAAGATCGTAGACCGCCAAAGGCAGAGGCTGCTGATACTTCTGTCGATGTTGACGATGATGATGAAGAGCTTGCTGGATACAGTGAAAAGGTACAGAAGCGAATCAATAAGCTTCGATACGAGCAGCACGAAGAGCGCAGGAAGCGCGAAGCGGCAGAGCGTATGCGAGAAGAAGCGGTACGGGTCGCGGAGCAACTAAACAAGCGTAATCAAGAAAACGAAGCTTTGATCAACCGAGGCGAAGCCGCTCTGGTTGCTCAGATCAAGGCGAAGGCAGAGCTTGCGCTACAAGATGCTCGTAATTCTTACAAGCAGGCTTATGAAGAAGGCGATACAGATCGTCTTATTTCCGCTCAAGAGAGCTTGAATCGCGCACAAGCTGAGTTTGGAGAAGCTGAAAGGTATGAGAACAACCTAGCTTCTAATCAGGCGCAGCGAGAGCAACAAGCAGAAGCTTGGAGCCAGCAACAAATTGCACAACAAGCTGCACAAAACGTAGCACAACAAGCCCAGCCAGAGCCTCAGGTAAGCCCTGAAGCTGAAGATTGGGCGAGTCGTAACTCGTGGTTCATGCAAGACGGCTATGAAGAAATGACTAGCCTTGCTTACGGAACACATGCAGCATTGATCAAAAGAGGTATTCAGCCCAATAGTGCTGAGTATTTCAGACAGATAGATACGCGCCTACGAAGCGCGTTTCCAGAATACGACTGGCAGGATAAAGGCGAATCATATAGCCGTGACGCATCCGTGACTGCCGGTCAGCCCTCGTCGGTGGTGGCACCCTCCGCAAGGAGTAACGGTGCTAAACCGCGCAAAGTACGGCTAACGGCTACCCAACTCTCCCTCGCTAAGAGATTGGGTTTAACCCCGGAACAGTACGCGAGGCAACTCGCTAAGGAGACCTCGTAATGTCTGAAGAGCGCACCCCAAGAGAAAGTAAATCTCGTGAAAGTATTGAACGACCAAGTGATTCATGGAAGCCAGCTTCCATCTTGCCAGACCCAAAGCCGCAAGACGGCTATGTGTTTCGGTGGGTTAAGACTTCACTGTTAGGTCAGTCTGACAACACTCACGTTTCTAAGATGTTCAGAGAAGGATGGGAGCCTGTAAGGGCGCAAGACCACCCAGAACTGATGCTTGAGTCTGATGTAGGCTCACGCTTTCAAGGAAACATTGAGGTTGGTGGTTTGCTGTTGTGTAAGGCTCCTGCGGAAACAATGGAGGCTAGAACACGACACTTCCAGCAAGCTGCTGAGAATCAGATGGCTTCGGTTGACAATAACTATCTCAGAGAAAACGATCCTAGAATGCCGATGCTCAATCCAGAGCGGAGCACTAGGACTACCTTTGGAAAAGGCTAGCCCTTAGCAGGGGTTAGTTACTATTAACTAGGAGGCCAATTATGGCTACTTCTGCTGCCCCAACAGGTGCGGAACCAGTTGATACCTTGAGTGCGAGTGGCTCGTTTACCGGGAAGATTCGTCATATCAAGATTGCAAGTGGTTATGGCACCGCCGTGTTTTACGGAGATTTCGTAAAACTCGTTAACGATGGTACTGTCGAAAAGGACACTGGCACTACAAGCGCCACTCCTGTAGGCGTTTTTGTAGGCTGTGCTTACACTGACCCCAGCACCAACCAAAAGACCTTCAACCAACAGTACCCAGCGTCTACTTCTGCAAGTGACATTGTGGCTTATGTGGTTGATGACCCCAACGTGTTGATGCGTATGCAAGGCGATGCGTCTCTCGCACAGACCACTCTAGGTAACAACACAGCGATTGTTCAAACCGCTGGCTCTACCTCTATTGGTCGAAGCAAGAACGCTGTTGACGCAAGCACTGCTGCAACAACAAATACACTCCCACTACGAATCATTGATTTTGTAGATGGGCCAACTAGTTCGGCTGGTGATAGCTTCACTGATGTAATCGTTAAATTTAACGTTGGTCATCAGTACGTTACCACCACTGGCGTATAGGAGGTTTAGGCAATGGCTATCTCAAGAGCGCAAATGCTTAAAGAACTCCTGCCGGGGCTTAATGCTCTTTTTGGTTTGGAGTATGAGAAATACGAAGACGAGCACACTCTCATTTATGAGACTGAAAGCTCTGATCGTTCTTTTGAAGAAGAAGTGAAGTTGTCTGGCTTCGCTGCTGCCCCTGTGAAAGCAGAAGGCGCGGCTACCAGCTACGACTCCGCTCAAGAGTCTTACACCGCTCGGTACAATCACGAGACCATTTCGATGGGCTTTGCGATCACCGAGGAAGCGATGGAAGACAATTTGTACGATTCACTTTCTGCTCGTTACACCAAGGCGCTTTCTCGCGCTATGGCGTACACGAAGCAAGTGAAGGCGGCAAACTTGCTGAACAATGGTTTCACCAGCTTCCAATCTGGAGACGGTGTAACTCTGTTCAATGCTTCACATCCTTTGGTAAGCGGTGGAACTAACTCCAACCGTCCATCCACAGGTGCTGACCTGAACGAAACGTCACTGGAAAATGCGATCATTGAGATTGCTGCGTTCACCGATGAGCGTGGTCTTCTTATTGCAGCGCGTCCTCGCCGTTTGATCGTACCACCCGCTTTGATGTTTACGGCAGATCGTCTGCTTGAAACGACTCAGCGTGTTGCGACCAGCGACAACGACATCAATGCCATCCGCAACATGGGTGCGATCCCAGAAGGCTATGCAGTCAATCATTACCTGACTGACAGCAACGCTTTCTTCTTGATCACCGATGTGCCAAATGGCATGAAGCACTTCGAGCGTACTGCGCTTGAAACTTCAATGGATGGTGACTTCGATACTGGTAACGTGCGCTATAAAGCCAGAGAGCGATATAGTTTTGGCGTTTCCGACCCACTCGGAATTTACGGGTCACCGGGATCTAGCTAATAGCTAGGAAGAGTTTGGCGGCCCCTTCGGGGGCCGTCCTTTTTCCTGACCGATTGTTCCACGTGGAACATAAGGACTAACCCAGACAGGAGATTACAATGGGTAATACGACTTTCAATGGAGCCGTCCGCTCCGAAAATGGATTTAAGGTTGTCTCAAAAGACGCAACTTCTGGAGAAATAAGCACCTCCTTCACTCTAGATAGCTCTGGATTGCAAGCAACCCCAGTGCTGCTGACAGACGCTGATCACAATATCTCTGCTGCCGATCACGGAAGCCGATTGGTTGTTGTTCCTGCGGTCACTGCTGATAGAACTTTAACGTTGCCATCGCCTGCGGCGGGTATCAGCTTTAAGTTTATCTATGGTGGCGCGGCTGAAGAAACAGAGAATCTGATCATCGACACCGGATCAACAGACAATTTTTTGCAAGGCGGTCTTGTGCATTTGGATTCAGATGCAGATAACACATCTGTTTACTCAGATGGAAACTCCAATCGCAAGCTGACTCTCACTGACTTTGGCATCTTCGAGATTAACATCGTCGCCAAAGACTCAACGAGTTGGTACATTTGGGGCTATGCTGAAGGAGCCGATGCTCCAGCGTTTGCTGATTCCTAATAGGAGGTAGTCATGGCTGATGCAGTAGCAACACAAACCATTCAAGACAATGGTAGTACTGCGATATTCCGGTTCACAAATGTCAGTGATGGCACGGGTGAGTCGGCAGTAACAAAGATCGATGTTTCTGCATTGGCCGTTGACCCCCTTACGGGCGCGGCTTGCACCAAGGTATCGATTGAAAAGATCCAATACACCACCGTAGGGATGGGCGTAAAGATCTTCTTTGACGCTTCTAGTGATGTCTTGGCTTGGCAGCTAAAGGCAGATGACGCTAGGACGTTTGATTTCACTGACTTCACAGGTATACCTAACAACGCTGGTAGTGGCGTTACTGGAGACATCCAGTTCTCTACTGTTAGTGCCAGTTCGGGTAATGTGTACGTTATTGTTATGCAGGTAAGGAAGCACTTCTAGTGGCTGAAAAGAAGAAGTCTCGTGTAAATGAGGCTGGCAACTATACGAAGCCAGCCTTACGCAAGAGGTTGTTTAACTCTATCAAGGCAAGCGGCAAGGGCGGAAAGCCGGGACAATGGTCGGCTCGTAAAGCTCAGATGCTAGCGAAGCGTTACAAAGAAGCTGGCGGGGGGTACAAGAACTAATGCCTCTCAAGAAGTCGCAAAAGTCGCTGAAGAAGTGGACAAAGCAAGAATGGGGAACCAAGTCAGGCAAACCATCGACACAAGGAAAGAAAGCGACAGGTGAAAGGTATCTCCCGAAGAAGGCTAGAGCGGCTCTATCAGATGCGGAGTACGCAGCTACAAGTAGAAAGAAACGAGCCGACACGAAGAAAGGCAAGCAGCACTCAAGCCAGCCTAAGAAGATTGCCAAGAAAACAGCGAGGCATCGCAAATGAGCTTGACGGACGCGGAGAAGAACAGGCTGAAGAAGGCCGGTCTTCAAGGACTGAACAAGCCTAAAAGAACGCCTAGCCATCCCTCAAAGAAGGGAGTCGTTGCTGTGCGCGATGCGGGTAAGGTAAAGATAATCCGCTTCGGTGACCAGAAGATGGGTCACAACTACTCAGCAGAAGCGCGTAAAAGCTTCAAGGCTCGTCACGCAAAGAACATCAAGAAGGGCAAGACATCAGCCGCATACTGGGCAAACAAGATGTTTTGGTCTGGCAAGGGCGGCAGCAAGAAAAGCCCACCAAAGTCCCAGAAGCAAAAGTTTGGCAAAAGTTAATGCCAATAAGCAGGGCGCAACAGAAGCAACAAATCAATAAGCCTAAGGCGAAGAAGCGCAAGGTAAAAAAGAATCGGAGGTAGTAGGTGGCTACTAGCGGCACATTTACATTTAATCTCGACCTAGCCGATTCTATGGAAGAGGCGTTTGAAAGAGCAGGCTTAGAGCTTCGTAGTGGCTATGACTACAAGACGGCTAGACGCAGTCTGAATCTAATGATGCTTGAGTGGCAGAACAGAGGGCTTAACCTTTGGACTGTTGAGTTTGCAACGCAGGCGTTGACTGCCGGAACCAACACATACACGTTAGATGGGAAGGTTCTAGATATCATCGAAGCGTTTATCCGCACGGACGCGGGCGACACAAACTCGCAGTTCGACCAGTCAATGACTCGCATATCGGTGAGCCAATACTCAAACCTTCCTAACAAGCTGTCTCAAAGCAAGCCTCTGCAATACTTTGTTGATCGAAACACGGATAACATTACGATCAATCTTTGGCCCACGCCTGACGCGCAAGAGACCTACTCGTTTGGGTACTACTACATGGAGCGTATTGAGGATGCAGGCAGTCCTGCGTCAAACAACATAGACGTTCCAGCTAGATTTTTGCCGTGCTTGGTTAGCGGTTTGGCTTATCAGTTAAGCATGAAGTACCCCCAAGCCGGGGCCAGAGCACAAGCGTTGAAGATGGACTATGAGGAGCAATGGAAGCTTGCCTCTGAGTCTGATCGCAACAAGGCTTCTTTGTTTGTTTCGCCGGGAGGATACACCTTTTGAGTAAAGCAAAGGGCAAGTACGCTTACGGCTATTGTGATCGAACTGGGTTCAGGTATCCGCTTAGAGATCTTGTGCCTGAAATTTTTAACCAAAGACCTACAGGGTTCTTGATTGGCAAAGATGTTGT